GGTTTGGACAAATATAAAGAACGAGCGGTATCTGGTGTTGTGCGACTTGGTCTACAAGGACTTAATCGCATACTCGGAAAACGTGGTGGTCTTACGCGTGGGGAATCTTTAGTATTCTACGCACTTCCCCATCATTATAAATCTGGTATGTTGATGAGTGTTGCTGGATGGATTGCTCTCTACAATACACCCGTTTTAAACAGAGAAGATGCTGGAAAGAAGGCCCTGGTTCTTCTCATATCACTTGAGAATGAAGCCTATCAAAACTTTGTTTGGATGTTTCGTCATTTCTACCAAACAATCAATCAGATGTCATCGGACCATATGACAGATGAACAAGTTACCGATTGGACGTATACTGCATTTTCTGCCAAAGGTTATTCATTGATTATTGAACGCCATTTACCTTCAAAGTTCAACTATCCCCAATTTGTTGAAACTGTTGAACGGTATGAGAATTCTGGTTATGTTGTTGTTACAGCATGTCTCGACTATCCCAATCTTATGGCAAAAGATGGAATTACAGCAGAACCTGCCGGACGACCCGATCTTGCCGTGCGTGCTCTCTTTAGCGCATTATGCAACTATACCAAAACCAAAGGCATTACCTTTGTTGGAGCACATCCTCTCCATCGCGATGCTAAGAAGATTGCCGCTAGTGGTATTGTCAATGTCGTAAAACGCCTTGATACGAGTCATTTAGCTGACTCATTTGATGTGGCTCGTGAAATCGATGTTGAAATCTTTATTCACATTGAACGAAACTTAGAGGGTGCTGTATATCTAACAATGCAACGTGGTAAACATCGTTATGTCGACGATACTCCAATTGCACACCAGTATACCGCATATCGGTTTCATCCTATCTACGGTATCAGCGACGATTTGTTATTACAGGCTGAATTTGTATCGGACATATACTCAGATCCCCGTAGTTCTGAAGGCATGCACGGGATTCCAGATCAACCCCACGAAACTGATATTGAAGAAGTTTTAATCTTCTAACCGAGATCTGAGTGGATCTCGCTAGAGCTTATCTGATCTTTGATCAGATAAAGTTAACTAAGAAAATCGTATATTTGTTTGTTGTAACAATAACATTTAGCAGTTGATCTAGTGGTATCTGAATAATAAAAAACACAGATTATATATTGTATAGCACCAACTCATATCATTTATTTTTTGGTGGATATCTGATTGTCAGCACTGATAATGCCATTTCAGATATTTCTACTCTAAACCAGGTTTGTCGTGCGTATTCCGATCAACTGCTAAAAAATAAAAAAAAGGCGCACTGTCTGATGACAACTTCCAATTGTCTAATTGAGTCGGAAACCACTGTTGAAACATGCAATGAACCTACAATTCGTATGTTCAAGAGTGATCGTGGATATAATATCAACATCGGTGAGATTGCTAAAGCGATCTACGAGCAATCCATTGAAGCAGTTCGGTTTATTGACATTCCGTCTATCGTTCGCGAACAACGTCGGGGAACTGATGTTTCTGATACCCCCACACTCTCAGAAGTTGGCGTTACCACCGTTTCTTCCGCCACCGGATTTCAGTTTTGTCAGGTGGTTGCCGGCACAGATGCGCGTCCAATCAGCATCGACAATGTATTGTTTGTGAGTAACGATCCGGCCAATACCGGGATCAATCACGGCACTGGTGGTGTTGAGATCGGTAGCTATTTTGGTCTCGGTTGGAAACGACGTTCTGATAGCATCACATTGATTTATCGTGTGATTAGCTGTGAAGAATACATATCCAGCGAAGCACAGCCACCCGATCGCAACAATCGTCCAGCTCGACCAATTGCCAAGTTGACATGCGTACTTGATGGACATTCGATGAGAACTTGGCGTGGTATTAACGGCGATGTGCCAAATTCTCTGGCAGCACTCCACAGTGCAGTTGAAGAACGCATGAAGTCGGATTATAATGTCCCGGTTTATATGGACATGATTCGGATGATCAGCAGCACTGAAGCAAGCAGAACAATTGCTGAGCAGATGAAGACGGAACAATTTGGGATGGTCAAATCATACGACCCAGAGACGTTCCGTCGCGAAGTGTATGATGAAGTCATGGCTATTCGGAATAGTCAATATTCCAAACTGCCGACTGGCGCTGACGTGAAGCGCAAAGTCAGTCCATTGCATGCTGTCGAGACTATCGAACTCGATCGTGAGCAAAATTCTATTACGGTTGAAGTGGTGATCCCGCGCGACGACGGTGTTGCTCCTGTACACTATCAGACGATTCTCACCCCTGAGAATTTCTTCGATCAAGATGGGCGCGTTGTGCTCGAACGCGGACTCGTTTTAAAGAGTTCGTCCTTTGAGAAGTTTCGGACCGAACTTGAAAGCCGTCGGGATTCAATCATCTCGGTACACTTGACAAGCATCCGCTAAGCAATATTGCTCTCTAGGATCAGGCAGATGCCTGATCCTAGAGCAGTATACATTTAAGCTTCGAGTAATCTACGAATCACCAACACAAAATTATGCTCAATTCTTTGCATCGACTCATATACCACACCGAGCATATCCAACTGAACACTTGCTGTCATAACGAGTTTATAAAGTGACCGTACTGCAACTTTATCAACTGGAGTCTTTTGTTGTTCAAGTGATGTAACAAGAGTATCGATGATCTTTTCAATCTTATCTAAATCATTACAAATACTTTCTGCTTTTTGAAAGATAGCATTATAACCAAGTATGTGTTTGTCAATTGCAATAAGTTCATCAAAGGAAGAGATGACTGTATTAAGTGGGACCTCTAGTGTTTTATCCGCAGTAAAAATATGACGAAGACTTGTTTCAACAGAATCTTTAGTTACACGAGCAATGGCTTTTGTTGTATCTTCTGCTGGTAACAAATGTCCGGCAGTATTAACTGCAGAAAGATATGCTTGTAATGTTGTAATTGTATTTTCAATTGCAAGAGTCTTATATAATTCTTCAACTATAGTGGTAGCCTGTAGATAACCAACCTTCATTCCAGATGGAATGGGTATTGACAAATCGATGTTAAATTGTTGATGCTTAAAGAATTGATTGAGAAGGAGTATATGAGATTCATGATAGGTCAATAATTCAGAACGTTTGAATTTTTTATTAAAACCCACAAGACTTGTTTTAAAATTATTGAGGATTCTAGCGAATCCATCAAAGAGTCGAAGAGCGAAGTCAAATGATTCGATTGCTTCACTGTGGGTGATGGGACAGTCGAGCTGTTCTAAGGCAAAGTACGAGACATTTAGATCATGTGCCATGGTGATATTCTTAGTCCCGATCATTCTTCTATATAATAGCTTGAATGCCTTTGATTGAATATTTATTCGAGGCTGAGATCTTATGACATAGCACAAATACATTTCTTCTCAATAAGGATCGACATCATGGGTCTTTTGGATTCGATAGATTTTAAAGAAAGCGCATTCCAACCTTACTTGAACACCGGAACATTACTTGATGTTCAAGCAGGCGTATTCATTCCAGGTAGTCATGGTGGTATGATTTTAAATGGTGGATTGAGTACCACCAATGCAGTTGTTGGTAGAGAACAAATGTTCAAGTCTACCGAACTCATGTCTTACATTGTACGTGCAATGAAACACTATCCTCAATCTGAATGTTTCATATATGACACAGAATATGCTCAGAAGAAAGATCGATTGATTAAATTTTCAACTTTTTCAGATTATAACACGTTTGATGGTCGCTTAAAGATTTCCACACCAGCTGAAGAAACAGCAGAAGAATTTTTTGAAAAAGTTAAAGCTATGTGTGCTTATAAGCTTGCCAATCCAAAAGACTTCATGGTCGATTCTCCGCTACTGGATCCCCGCACCGGAAATCCCATGAAAGTCTGGATTCCAACCTTTGTTGTATTCGACAGTTGGTCTGAAATGACCTCTGGTAATGTACAAGGCATTCTTGAAACAAAAGTTCTTGGATCTTCAGATACTAATATGATATTTATGAAAGATGGCATAATCAAAAAGATGATGTTATCTCAAATTCCTAGATTGGCCACAATGGCTGGTGTATACTTTATGATGTCTGCACATCTTGGTAATAAGTTCGAACTCAATCCTCGGGTGACATCTCCCAAAAGTCTACCCTTTATGAAAGCCGCTGACAAACCCAAAGAAGTAGGATCAAATTTTAACTTCTTAATGTCAAACTATCTCGAAATGCGCAAAGTTGAAGTTTTGGTCGATGATAAAATACCTATCTATCCAACAGACGGATCGAGTGATTCAGAACTTAGTGAAGTAACCGCTATCATGTTGCGGTGTAAGAACAACATGAGTGGAACATTGCTACCGATGGTCGTTAGTCAAACCTCAGGCATCATGTCGGATTTGAGTAATTACAATTACATTCGTAAAAACGAATATTTTGGATTACTTGGTAGTAAAGTTCACCACAAACCAGCTATGACAGATATTAGTGTTGGACGCACCACTATCCGAGAGAAGCTAAATGATCCAAAACTGGCACATGCGATTGAACTGTTGGCTCAGTTATGTTACATCCAAAACAATTGGGTTCAATCTCCGGGTGCCGAAGTTAACTTTTCTATGAAGCCCGAAGTTCTTGCTGAAAAACTATTAGCAAGTGATTCTCCAACGACATCCGATATATTGGAAAGTCGTAGTTGGTGGACATACGATAAGACAAATAAACAACCGTATCTTTCACTTTACGACGTTCTGGCAATCGCACAAGGTGTTTACAAAGCCAAAGGTGTCTCACTAGCGGGTCTTGTAGTACCGAAGCCTTCAGTTGTTACATCTAAAAAAGCAGTCTGATAAGACCATAATACTAGTGGGGATCGCTATGGCGATCCCCACTAGGTTTGGTAAATACTTAATGTGAGACTGTATAAATCGGACATTTACGATCTGATTTAATCCAAGCTGCTTCTGATAAATGTAATTGTGATACGGTATCTTCAATGGTATTGAG